TTCTAGATGTATTGATCAGAGATCAGAGAGATCTCCTAAGAAAACTCCTTATATATAGGGGCTTCCGTTGTTTTAGATCCTTCTTTCCCAAAACGCAGCAGCGGGTCCGACTTTCGCCGAACCCGCTACCCTTTTTTCCCGTGAAAGAAGAACCCTACTTGGTCTTCAGTGCGTAGATCTCCCTGGGGCGCCCCCCTGTGGGCTCCTTTGCTAGCACGATCGTCCCCTCATCGGCAAGCCGATCGACAATCTCGCCCACGAGACGCGCTGGGAGCGCCCTACAGGCCCGCAGCAGTTCGGACCTACCCATCGGCCCGCCCGCAGCCCTGATCGCGCCAAGAACAAGCTCACACTGCGCCGCATGGTCATCCCAGCTTGCCCGGCGGTTGGCAGCCAGGCTGCCGGAAAAGACCCGCGCCGACTCTTCCGCCAGCGCGACCGCCACCCGCGCACACTCACCCGTCACGACAGGCACGTCCGCCTCGGGTTGCGCCAGCGCCGCCAGCACCATCGCCAGCCTGCCAGCAAACTCAGGCAGACGCGCCAGCACCGCCGGAGGCACATCCTGCCGAGTGCCCTCGCGCCGGGCCTTGTCCGCGTCGTGCTTGCACTTCGTCAGCAGGTCACGCGCCGCGTCATCCTCCGGCATCGTGACCGGGTCGTAGAGCCGCAGCTGATCCACGCCAGTGTCGACCGTCACAGGCAGGGCCAGGTGCCACTGCTCGTGGCGCTCGCGCACCGCCAGCACCGCCGACCGAACGTCCAGCGGCAGATCGTCGTCAGGCCTCGTCTCTGGCGGCTGCCAGTCCGGCAGCACCCACTGTGAGCGCATCCATACATGCCGGCCGACGAAACCGTCCGCCACGTCGACCGATGTCAGCACGCTGTGAAGGCTCTCCGGCGTGGTCGACCCGAGGATCGTCACGACAGGCGCAATCAGGTCCAGCTTTCCGCCGCCCTTGACCAGCGAGACAGCCGGGGACCACTTGTCGGTTCCCTTCGTGCTGAGTTCCGTCAGGCTCTGCTTGATGTCCTGCCGATGCGTCGCCGCTCGAGGGCCCATCATGTTCCCGAGCTGCATCCCATACTCGTCCAGCACAAGGCACGTCGCAGTGCCAGCACCGACAGCCTTCCTCACGCCGTCGACAAAAGCAGGCCCAGACGAGAAAGAGTTGGGTCCGCGCAATGCTGGCCAGCACTCGTCGATGACCCGCGACAGGCAGGACTGCGGGCGGTTCTTGCCCTCACCCGACGACGCCATCGACACGACGTAGAGACTCGACGTCGACCGGCGGTACACGAGCCGACGGCCCGCCATCGCCGACCCGAGCGCCAGAAGCGCCGCGATCGTGAGCCCAGGCTGTGGGTGGTCGGCGCCACGGATCACCCACCCGCAGAACGTGTCGCAGAGCCCGCCAAGCGCCCGCACGTCGGCCAGCATGCGCCAACGCGCTGCGTCCTGTTCGGCCGGCGTCGGCCCCTTGGGCTTGGCCTTCTCCGGCTCCATGATCTCCGGCTCCACGACCAGCGCGTTGATCTCGTCGACGTAGTAGCCGCTGTCCGACTGCACGATCGCCTTGTCGGCCGGGCTCCGTGGGTGCTCCGCGCCAGCCTTCAGGCCGCGCTCGATCGTGCTCCGCGACTTGCGCTCGCTCTCGCCCTCCCACCCACGGGCAACGCTGTAGAGCTCGTCCGCAGCCACCCCGAACGACAGATGCCCCGCGCCGCAGATCTGGCCCAACTTGAACGCAGCCCGCACGAGGGCGTGGTTGCGCCCTCCTTTGCCTGTGCGCGCCACCTCGTCGACCTCCTGCCGCAGCGCCGTCTCTGCCCACGATGTCGCCGTGAGCGCAAAGGTCTGGCGCGTCAGCGTGATCGCCTGCTGTCGAGGCTTCACCCTGTCCACGATCCACGACGGCAGCGGCGTCGGGTCAATGTCGTTCACCCAGGTGTAGCCCCTCCCCTCGACCACCGACGGGTACACCACGATGTACCCGCCCTCACCTCGTGTGTCGGCATCGGGGCTGATCGCATTGGGGCTTGACTTTGCCGTGTTCGGCAGCCGCACACCCTCCGGCAGCGCATAGACGTAGTGCCACCCACCGCCGCGCGTCCGCGCGATCCACGTCTCCGGCAGGCGCGGCATCACCTCGGACGAGGCCGCGTCGATGTCGACGACGTAGATGCCAGACACCGACCCCGTGGCGATCGCCACATTGGCGCCCGGTGTCTTCTCCCACCACGACTTTATCGTGGCCTCGTCCGTTGTCGCATCCTTGCATCCAGCCGACCCCGCAAAAGGGATCTTCGTGCCGGGGCTGCATGGAAACACCGCAAGCCCGCGCTCTGCGTACATGAGAGCCGCTTCAAGGTTCGTCATCACCACGGGAGGTCATCCTGTTCTGCCGTCGTCTCGTCGACGGCGATCGCTTCAATCTCTGGGGTGTGCGGCAGCCACTTTCCGACGCCGCCGTGGTTTCCGTAGCAGTAGGGGCATTGACGGAAGTAGAGCGCGCGCCCCTCTGCGTCCATCTTGCGCAGGACAGGCTGATGCTCCGCAAGAGACGGCATCCCGCACTCTTTGCACGACGTCGTCGTCAACGCCTTCTTCAGATCGGCGCCGATGACTCCACCTTCACCGCCATCGCCCTCGTCGCCCGGCTCGCGGCGCTCGCCATGATGGATGGCGACGACGCGATCCCACTTGCCTTCCTTCTCCGTCTCGATCGCCACGACCGGACGCATGTGCCCCTCGTCGAGCAACGCGATCGCGTCGTCGACGCTCTCAGGCAGGCGACACCCGACGTGTTCCTCCCACCACCGCATCGCCTTACGCCACGCAAAGCCGCCCATCTCGTGCTCGACGCAGACCCACTCCGACGCAATCTTGCGCCCAAGCCCGAGCGGGCCACCTGGCGGGTAGTAGTCCATGCGCAGCGTCGGAGGCGCCGTGTCGTCGCCGGTCTTGTAGTGCTTGCGCCACTCGACGGCGCCGACCTCATGCCGCACGGGCGGAGCCTTGGGCTTGATCTCAAGGGACAACGCCGGCAGGTTGCTCGCCTTGTCGTTGGCCTTGCGCACTGGCGCTGGCCACTCATAGCCGCAGTGCCCACAGACACGCACCGCCGGTGCCTGCTGCGCAAGGCACTGAGGGCACGTCTTCGTGGGTGCCTCGCCGTCGCTCTTCTTCCCCTTGGGCTTCACCTTGACGTCATCGATCGGGCCATGACGCGCGATGTTGCCACCGTAGTCCAGCAACAGGCAGTCGGTCTTTCCGTCGGCCAGCCGCATGCCGCGCCCGACCATCTGCACATAAAGGGACGGCGACATCGTCGGCCTGACAAGCGCCAGCACGTCGACGACAGGCGCATCAAAGCCAGTTGTGAGGACATCGCAGGACGCAAGGCACGCAAGCTGCCGGGCCTTGAAGCGCCCGATGATCTCGTCCCGCTGTCCCCGCTCCGTCTCGCCGGTGATCACGTCGCAGGACACGCCACGGATCTGCATCTCGTTCCGCAGCCGCTTTGCATGCGCCACGCTCGTCCCGAAAATCATGGCAGACGTTCGCCCGCCATCGAGCGCGCCCTTGACGTCGTCGGCGACGACGCCGTTGATCTTGTCGACGTCGCACGCCATCTCGAGGTCGCGCGCCGCAAACTCGCCCATGCGGACTCCGACGTCGGACAGGTCGATCTGCTCGCGGACGTAGCCCGTCACGATGGGCGACAGCCACCCGTCACGGATGAGCCGCTTCACATCGACGTCGTAGGCAACGGCGGTGAAAAGCGCGCTGTCCCCCTCGGTCAAGTAGCCTTGCCCGAGACGGTAGGGGGTCGCTGTGTACCCCAGGATCCGCATGTCCGGGTTGACGTTGCGCAGGTCGGAGATCACGCGCTGGTATGACGTCGTGTCCTCGGGGCTCAGCAGGTGCGCCTCGTCGATGATCACGACGTCGACGTGCCCAAGCCGAGACGTCGCGCGGACGATGGACTGCACGCCGCAGATCGTGATCTGGTCGATCTCCTTCCGTCCAAGCCCCGCGCTGTAGACGCCGACCGGGGCCATCGGCCAGATCGACCGTACGGCCTTGGCATCCTGCACGATCAGCTCTGCCCGGTGCGTGGCGATCACCACGCGGCACCCGAAGTCCTGCACAAGCCGCCGCGTCGTCTCCCCAAGAGTGGGGCTCTTGCCGCTGCCCGTCGGCATCACCACAAGCGGGCTTGCGGGCCTGTCTGGCGTCGACGGCGCGCGCTCCCAGTAGGAGAACACCGCGTCGACTGCCTCTTGCTGGTAGTCCCTGAGTTTCATCCGATCCTGTCCTTTCCTTTGTGCTTGACACCTTCTATCGGTCACCGATAGAAGTCAAGGCACAAGAGGAGAACGCATGCAGATCGTGAAGTTGAAGGAAGCCATCCGGCCTCACGCACCCAAGGTGCTGGTTTACGGTGACAGCGGCATTGGCAAGACGACGCTGATCGGCAGCCTGCCCGGCAAGGTGCTGATCGTGTCGGCGGAGTCGGGCCTGCTGTCGCTGTCGTTCGCGTCGGGCGATGACCGTTTCGACGTCGTCGAGATTGAGACGGTCGACGACCTGATCGCCGTCCACAAGCACCTGACCGGAAAGTCTCACGGCTACGACTGGGTCGCGCTGGACTCCATCTCGGAGATTGCGGAGGTCGTGCTGACCGCCGAAAAGAAGAAGGTCACCGACCCGCGCCAGGCCTACGGCGCCGTCATCGAGCGCGTCACCGCCGCGATGCGCGCCTTCCGTGACCTGCCCATCGGCGTCTACTTCAGCGCCAAGCTCGCCAAAGTGAAAGACGACGCGACGGGCCGGATCTCCTACGGGATCAGCATGCCCGGCGCCAAGCTTGGCGACGCTGTGCCATACCTGTTTGACGAGGTGTTCCGCCTTGTGTGTGTCGACGAGGTCGACCCCGACGGAAAGCGCGTGCCCGTGCGCTACCTCCAGACATCCGGCGATGCGCGCAGCATCGCCAAAGACCGCAGCGGGGCGCTTGACCCGCTTGAACCTGCTGACCTCGGCGCCGTGGTGGCGAAGATGGCGGCTCACGCTGGCGCGGCAGTCTCCGCGACGAAGGAGTGATGACCATGTCCGACTGGATGAACGACAACGACCCCCTCGCCCTTGACTACGACGTCGCCACCGTCGAGCGCCGCCCGTCCAGCTTCGATCCGCTGCCCGCTGGCGACTACCCTGTCACCATCAGCAAGATCGAGGCGAAGAAGACCCGCGACGAGCAGAGCGTGCAGGCCAACGTGGAGTTGACCGTCGACGACGGCGAGCACAAGGGCCGCAAGGTCTGGACGCGCATCACGCTCCGCACCATCCGCACCGACGAGAAGGGCCAGCAGATGCTGGACATCGGCAAGCGGCAGTCTGCCGAACTCGCCGATGCCTGCGGCGTGACCGGCATGAG